CTTGAGGCGCTGGAAACCGAACTGTTGAACAAGCGGGTGCGCCACGGTGGCCATCCGATCCTGCGCTGGTGCGCGGCCAATGCAATCGCAGTGAGCGACTCGGCCGGCAACCGCAAGCTGGACAAGAGCAAAGCGACGGGCCGCATCGACGGCCTGGTGGCGCTCGCAATGGCGATGGGCAAGGCGGCGGCGGCCCAAACCCCTGAGCGCAACCCTTACGAAACCCGAGGAATCCGGACCCTGTGAAAGCGACTCGGGAAGAAATGGTGGCCGCGATGGAGGCTGCCCAGCAGATGGGCCGCGCCCGCAATGCCACGCTCCGGGAACCCGAGTGGTGGCGGCAGATGCCGGCGTTCGCGCCGACGATCTCGGGGCAGACGGTCACGCCGGAGACGGCGCTGGCGGTTACGGCCGTCTATGCGTGCGTGCTGATCCTCGCCGAATCGGTGGCGTCGCTGCCGGTGAGCGTGTATCGCCGGCTGCCCAATGGTGGCAAGGAAGTCGCCAGCGATCATCCCGTGCATCAACTGCTTCACGTCGCCCCGAACGACGAGCAGACCGCGTTTGAGGCCATCGAGTACCGCATGGCCTGCCTTGGCCTGCGGGGCAACGCCTATAGCGCGCTCACGATCAACGGGCGCGGCGATATTCGGGACATCCAGCCGCTCCGTCCGCAGCACATGCGGCTGGACCGCGATGCGGCGGGCCGCCTGGTGTTTGACTACCAGGAGCCGGGCGCGGCCAAGGTCTACAACAAGAACCTGATCTGGTACACGCGCGGCTTCGGCACGGATGGCGTGACCGGCCTGTCGCCCATCGGCGTCCACCGCGAGGCCATCGGCTACGCGATGACGCTGAACGAGCATGGCAACCGCATGTTCGCCAATGGCGCGATGGTCGGCTCGACCATCGAAGTGCCGGTGGAGTGGTCGGAAACGGCGTTCCAGAACTTCAAGAAGGACTTCAACGACAACCACGGCGGCAGGCTCAATGCCAACAAGCCGCTTGTGCTCGAAGCGGGCGCGAAGTTCAACACCATCGGCATGTCACTGGTGGATGCGGAATACATCGCCAGCCTGAAGAACGCGATTGCCGAAGTGGCGCGGATCTACCGCATCCCGCTGCACATGCTCAACGAGCTGGAGAACGCGACGTTCTCGAACATTGAGCACCAATCGCTGGAGTTCGTCACCCGCACGCTCCTGCCGTGGCTCAAGCGCATCGAGGATTCCGCGAACCGCGACCTGTTCGGGCCGCTGGAGCGCGGCACGTACTACGTCAAGTTCAACGTGGACGCCCTGCTGCGCGGAGACATTAAGAGCCGGTATGAGGCGTACCAGATCGCGGTCGGCGGCAACAACGGCCCCGGCTGGATGGCCCGCAACGAGGTGCGCGTCCTGGAGGACATGGACCCGTTGCCGGGGCTGGATGAAATCTACGTTCCGGCCGCACCCGCTGCGCCGAAGTCAGGCGATGCGCCGGCAGACAAGCCGCAGAAGCCTGCGAAAAACATGCAGTCCATCGTCAAAGCCATGCGCATCGAATGGGATCGCGCGGCTGGCGACGACGAGTTCCTTGCTTGGGCGCATGACTACCTGGACCGAATGGGCGCTCCGCACCTTTTCGGAGACATCGAATCCCTCGGCGTAGAAGGCGCAATCGACCAATGGCTGAAATCCTGATCTACGACGACATCGGCCCGGAGGAGTGGGGCGGCATTTCGGCGAAGGCCGTCAAGGCCCAACTCGACGCGATGCCGGATGCCGACCAGATCGTCGTCCGCATCAACTCGCCAGGCGGCGACGTGTTCGACGGCTTTGCGATCTACAACCTGCTCAAGCAGCACCCGGCCCACGTCACCGTCAAGGTGGACGGCATGGCGGCTTCGGCCGCATCAGTGATCGCGATGGCGGGCGACACCATCGAGATGGCGGCCAACGCTCGCATGATGATCCATAACCCGTGGACGCTCGCCATCGGCGACTCTGCGGAGATGCGGAAGAAGGCCGAACTGCTCGATCAGATCAAGGAATCCATCGTCGCGACCTACAAGGCGCGCGTGAAGATGGAAGAAGCCGACATCGCCGAGGCGATGGATTCGGAGTGGTGGTTCGGCGCAAAGGCCGCGATCGAGCATGGCTTCGCCGATGCTGAGTCCGGCGCTGCGAAAGCCGTCAAGAACACCGCCAAGCCGTGGATTCGCAATGCGCCCGTGGAGCCTCTCGCCCCGGAGCCGCCTGCTGTTCCCGAGTACCGCATCGCTGCCCGCCAGCGATTCCCCATTAGCTAAGGGCGGACGCCCGCGCTAACGCTGACGGCGGACGCCCGAAGCAAACAACCAACCGCCCGCGTGGCGGTTTTTTTGTGCCCGAAACCGGGCGTCCTATCTCCTAGAGAACCCCAATGATCGACAACAAGCTGCTGACCGAACGCGGTCAGTGCGTCAACCGCATGCGCGAGCTTCTGAATCGCGCCGAGAAGGAAGGCCGCGACCTGTCCAGCGAGGAGCAGAGCGAGTACGGCAAGCTCGAAGCCCGCCAGGACGAGATCGCGAACCTCGTCAAGCGCGCCGAGCGCGTTGCTGGCATCGAAGCCGACCTCGACCGTCCGGTAAACGTGGTCCGTCCGCTGGCCCCGGCCAACGACAAGCCCACGCACTTCCGCAACAGCGCCGACTATGCCGACGCCCTGACGAGCTATTTCCGTCGCGGCGCCAACGGCATCGACGGCCGCATCCAGAACGCCCTTCAGGTGGGCACGGATTCCGAGGGCGGCTACATCGTCCCGCAGGAGTTCGACACCAAGCTGGTGGCCGCGCTTCAGGACATCAACGAAGTCCGCAACTGGGTATCGGTCATCACGACCGCCTCGGATCGCAACATTCCGGTGGAATCGACCCTCGGCACGGCGTCGTGGACGGCGGAAGAGGCGGCCTACACCGAGTCGGATGCTGCGTTCAGCCGCGTGACCCTGAGCGACTACAAGCTCGGCACCATCATCAAGGTGTCGGAAGAGCTGCTCCGTGACGCGTTCTTCGACGTGCAGGGCTACCTCGCGACCAACTTCGGCAAGCGTTTCGGTCTCGCGGAAGAGTCGGCGTTCGTCAACGGCGACGGCTCGGGCAAGCCGACCGGCATCGTGCCGGGCAGTTCGCTCGGTGTCACCGCTGCGGGCGCTGCCGCGATCACGGCCAACGAGCTGATGGACCTGTTCCACGCGCTGGGCCGCCCGTACCGCAAGAACGCGGTGTGGCTGATGGCCGATGGCACCGCGAAGATGATCCGCAAGCTGGTGGACGGCAACAGCCAGTACCTGTGGCAGCCGGGCCTCCAGGCCGGGCAGCCGGACACGCTGCTGGGCCGCCCGGTGATCGTCTCCACGGCGATGCCGGCTGCGACCACGGGCCTCAAGTCGGTGGTGTTCGGTGACCTGTCGTACTACACGGTCGCAGATCGCCAGGGCACTGTCGTGCAGCGTCTGAACGAGCTGTATGCCGCCAACGGCCAGGTTGGCTTCCGTGGCTACCGTCGCATGGACGGCAAGGTCACGCTGTCGAGCGCGATCAAGCATCTGATCCAGGCGTAAGCAACTGGAAAGGGCGGCCTCCGGGTCGCCCTTTCTTTTGGAGGCGATATGGCAGTCAAGATGCTGACCGCGATGGCGGGCGATACCTGGGCCGTGGGTCCGGGACAGATTTTCAACGGCGATCCCGAGCACGAGGCGCGACTGATCGCAGCCGGTCTCGCGGAGCCGGTCGAGGCTGAGAAGCCGGAACCGAAGGCCAAGAAGCAGAAATGATCCTCTCTCGCGTCACCGCGCCCACTGAAACGCCTGTTTCGCTGGCCGAAGCCAAGGCGCACCTAGCCGTCACGCACTCCAGCGACGACACGCTGATCCAGCTCTTGCTGGATGCGGCGGTGGCTCAACTGGACGGCGCAGAGGGCGCGCTGGGCCGCTGCCTTGTGACGCAGACATGGGATTACACGATCGACCGCTTCCCGTTTAGCGCGGGCTGCTGGAACGAGATCAACGTGCCGCTGCCGACGCTTCAGAGTGTGACCAGCGTGAAGTATTACGACCCCGAAGGCGTGCAGCGGACGATGGATCCGTCTGCCTATGTCGTCTCCGGCCAAAAGATCGTGCCCGTGGATGCGTGGCCGGACTACGACACCACGCGCCCCGGCGCTGTCACCGTGCGCTTCGTGGCCGGCTACGGTGCGGCGACCGATGTGCCGGCGAACGCCAAGGCGCTGATCCTGCTGTTGACCGAGGATTTTTATCGCAAGCGCGGCGCGACCGACAGCGAAGCATTCTTCGCCAACCCGGCAGTGGCCCGGCTGATCGGTGGCATCAAGAAGGTGCGGGTATGAAAGCCGGCGACTTGCGCCACCGCATCACGATCCAGCAGATGACCGCCACGAACAGCGGCGAGGCCACGTCGGAAAGCTGGGCGGACTTCCTGACGGACGTGCCCGCCGCCATTTCGCCGCTGAGTGGGCGCGAGATCCTCGCGGCCGGGGCAGAGCAGAGCGGCACCCGCGTGCGCTTCGTCATCCGCTACGGCAACGGCGCGGAAGTGACCAGCTCCATGCGGATTGTTCACGACAGCCGCACCTACAACATCACCGAAGTGATCGCAGACCCGACGTTGCGCGATTCCTTCACCCTTTTGGCCGAGGCCGGCATCCGTGGCTGACACCCAAACCCTGCACGGGCTGGATGACGTGCTGCGGAAGCTGCAAAGCCTGCCACCCGAGATCGTGAGCAAGCGCGGTGGGCCGGTGAAATCGGCGTTGCGCAAGGGTGGCAAGGTCATCCAGCAGGCGGCCGCACAGAACATCGAGGCGCAAGCCAACACGGTGGACGGCTACGAAAACACGCACCTGCTGTCCAAGAGCGTGGGCCTGACGCGCGACCCAAACCCTGCGCGCGAAGGCGCGAATGAGCGGTATTTCATTTCCGTGCGTCGTCGTCGCTATCAGCGCGGGCAGACGACAGGGCAGGTTGCGCGGTGGCTTGAGTCCGGCCGCGAGAACCAGCCGCCAAAGCCATGGCTGCGGCCTGCGTTCGTGCAGAACGCACAAAAGGCACTGGATACCGTGGTCACGGAGTTGAACAAGGGCATTGACCGCATCATCAAGAAGTTGAGCATCTGATGCTGCCTCCAGTCCGAGCCACGCTCGCCGCCTCGTCTGCGGTGACGAATTTCATTGGTTCCAATCCCGTGCGCGCCTACCGCCATGGCGAAGCGCCCAAGGGCGTCGCGAAGCCCTACGTGACGTGGTTCATGCACGACGGCGTGACCGATGGAGTGCTGGACGCGCCCGAGGCGGACACGTTCCGTTTGCAACTGGATTGCTGGTCCGACGACGACGCCCAAGTGGAAACGCTGGCGGCGGCGGTGCGCGACCAGATGGAGACGGTGGCCGTGCTCGTGAGCTATGGCGAGAACGGCCGCGACCCCGAAACGCAACGCTATCGCATCGGCTTCCTGTTCGACTGGATTTTGGGACGCTGACCCTTCCAAGCCCTCGGCGGCTCGTCGTGAGACGCCCGGTAGCCGAGGCACCTAATCGAAGTACGCGACTTCGACCAGCCCGCCGTGAGGCGGTCTTTCCCATCGAGATGGAGTTTTACGAGTGTCCACCTACCTGAAGTCTCAGAAGACGGAGCTTTACTACGCTTCGGCTGCCACCACCACGTCGAAGGTCGCCGCCATCACCGGCATCCAGGGTCTCGGCGGCGCCCGCGACCAGATCGACACCACCACGCTGGACGACACCGACCGGACCTTCGAGCCGGGCTTCGGCAATCCGGGTCAGGTGACGGTGACGTTCAATCTCAAGTCCGACAGCACCGTGCATTCGGCGCTGCTGGCGCTCAAGGATGCGGGCACCACCGTGTCGTGGGGCATCTATTCGGCGCAGACCACGACCGCGCCCACGGCGGTGGGTTCGGCGATGCAGACCGTGGTGGACCGCACCTCGGCGATTTTCGACGGCTACGTCGCTGACGTGAACATCGACATCGCGGGCAACGACATCTGGAAGGCCACGATGGTCATCCAGCGCAGCGGCACGGTGTCGTGGGACTTCGTGTAATCCCCTAACGGCTTTCCTCGGCAGTCGGGTAGCGCGGCGTTCGCCGTGCCGCGTCCGGCTGTCCGGGGATCTATGGAAACGGCGAAATGGCGAATCTAGACGGTTTCTTTGTGTCCCCCGACGTGCAAGCGCGCGTCGTCAAGCTGCCGGACGGCAGTGAACATGAGCTGCACTTCCGCGAGCTGCCTGCGGTCGAGTTCCGCAAGCTGCACATGGCCGAGCTGTCGGATGACGAAAACGTCCGCGCGGGCGCGATGGCCAAGATGATCGCGGCGTCCCTGTGCGAGCCGGACGGCAAGCCTGCGATGGATTACGCGCAGGCGCTCAAGCTGAAAACCGGCGCGATGACGGCGCTCATGGAGGCGGTGCTCTCGGTCAACGGCCTGAAGGGCAACGACGCGGGAAAAGGTTAGCCGAGCGCGGGGAGGAGTGGTTCTGCCACGTCCTCGCCCTGGCGTTGGGCAAGACGCTCGGCGAAATCTACGCCATGCCGAAGGCCGAGCTGGTCGCGTGGCGCGAGTTCTACACCCGTTGGCCGTTTGACGATCTCCACCGCTTCCATCGCCCCGCTGCGCTCGTGTCCGTGAGCCTCGGCGGCGGCGACTTCAGCGAGCGGCTGTCCCTGCTGCAACCCCCCATCGAATCTTCCCAAGACAGGCTCGGCGTGTTCGGCCTGTTCGAGAGATAACGCATGTCCCAAGGCCGGATTACCGTCGATCTGCTGGCCAAAACCGGCAGCTTTGAGACGGATATCAATCGCTCGGCGAAGCTGGCCGCCAAGCGAGCCAAGGAGATCGACAGGGCGTTCTACAGCGCGGGTCGTGCCGTGGGCGCGTCAATGCGCACGATGGTGGGCGGCCTGCTTGCGGCAACAGGCGTCACGCTGACGGTGGGCGCAGCGTTTGAGGGGCTGAAGAAGGCGATCGATCTCGCGGACGAAACGCGCGATCTCTCGATCCGCCTCGGGGCCAGCACCGAAACCATCTCCGCCTTCCGGTACGCCGCGCAGCAGACCGGCACGGACATGGACAGCTTGGCCAAGGGGATGAAGATCCTCGCCAAGAACGCGGCGGATGCGATCAACCCCACGAGCGCGCAAGCGAAGGTGTTTGACGCGCTCGGCATCAAGGTCACGGATTCTGCCGGAAGGCTCAAGGATCTATCCGACCTCATCCCCGAGATTGCCGACAAGTTCAAGGGGCTGGAAGACGGCACGACTAAGGCCGCACTGGCGCAGGCGTTGTTTGGGAAGTCGGGGCTGGAACTCACCGAGTTCCTGAACCAAGGCGCGGACGGCCTTGGCGAGATGACTGAAAAGGCCAAGGAACTTGGCATCGTCATCGATGGGCAGACGGCTGCCGCTGCCGACGAGTTCAAGGACACGCTGGCCGATGTCAAAGCCGAGCTGGCTGGCGCGGCGTTGCAGATCGCCCGCGAGATGTTGCCAAACCTGAAGGAGCTGGCAGGCGACCTGAAGGAGCTGATCAAAAACGGCAACCTCGCCTCGGATGCCGCCAGCGTGCTGACCGCCGTGTTTAGCGCGGGAGCCGGCATCGTGTCGGCTTATGAAAAGTCTGTGCGGTTCCTGTCCGCAACGATTGAAGCCTATGTTGGCCAGTTGCGGGGTGCGATCGAGATTCAGAAGCAGTTCCTGTCGCTCGGTCTTGCGTCTGGGTCTGTCGCGGATGGACTGCAAAAGATGCAGGACGCGCGCAAGAACGCGCAAAAGCTGCTGGAAGATCCGAAGCAACAGGAGGCGCAGCGGGTCAAGTTCATTACGGCCGATAGCGGAAGCATTGACGCCTCGGCCCTGAAGCACCCGTTCGGCACGGGGGCGACCGTTGATGACCGCAAGCTGGCGCGTGCGCTGTCGAACCCTTCGACGGCAAAGGGCGGCAAGTCGGACGCAGAGCGTCAGGCCGAACAGGTCGCCCGCGCCATCGAGCAGATGACGAAGGCGCAGCAGGATTGGGAGGCCGAACTGTCCAAGACCGGCAACCCGATTACCGACGAGTACGCCGACCGCCTGCGGCAGATTTCCGAGCAGGCCAAGCAGTTCGCGAAGGACGGCGTGCCGGCCGACAAGGTGAAGGCGTTCACCGCCTCCATGACGGAGCTGGCCGACAAGCTGCGTGACAAGGATCTCGCGCAAGCGCAGAAGGAGTTTTCCGACGAAACCGCCGAGATGGCCGCGCGATTCCAAGGCCCGGCGGCCGAGGCATTGCTGCACTTCCAGCAGGAAGTCGAAAAGCTCGACAAGCAGTTGCAGGGCGGCGCGATCACGCTGGATCAATACAACGACCGACTGGACGCGCTGGCGAAGGAGCGCGATGCGCCCGCCAATGCGGTGTTGCAGGACATCCAGCAACAGCAGGACATGCTGAGCCTGACCGCCGAGCAGCAGGACACATACCAGAAGCTCCGGCAGGCCGGTGTTTCGGCCTATAGCGACATCGGGCAGTCGATCATCGCGGCCAATCACGAGCTGCATGAGCACGCCAAGGGGGTCTCCGATCAAGTGCAGGCGATGGACGCCCTGCGCGATGCAACGGCGGGATTCTTTGAAGACCTCGCCCACGGCGTCGGCGTGTGGGACGCGCTGAAAAAGGCGGCCGACAACTTCGCGGCGGCGATCACCCAAATCATCGCGCAGCGCCTGGTCGAGCGTTTGTTCGGCCAGATGGGCAGCGCCAACGGAGGCTCATCTGGCAACTGGATCGGCAGCCTCTTTGGCTCGCTGTTTGGCGGTGGCCGCGCCGAGGGTGGCGACGTGTTCGGCGGCACCGGCTACCTCGTCGGCGAACAGGGGCCGGAGCTGTTCGTGCCACGTACCGCAGGCGTCGTGATTCCCGCGCACATCACCAAGGCCATGGGCGGCGGCGGCAACGTCGTCAACAACGCCTTCTATTTGCCCGAGCGGTATTCGCCGCAGACGCAATCGCAGATCAGCCAGAAGACCGGCATCGCGACCCGGCGCGCCCTGACCCGGAACTGACATGGCCATCCTTGATGCAGAACTGAGCCCCGGCGTGGCCGCAGGGTTCACGGGCGGGCCTGAGTTCAACACCCGAATTGTCCAGAAGCGCAACAAGCGCGAGCGCCGCAACGCCAACTGGTCGGAAGCGCGTCACCACTGGACTGCGCCCTTCAACAACATCAGCTCCGTGCAGTTCCGCGAAATCAAGGGGCTGTTCAACGTCTGCCGGGCGCAGTTGTACGGGTTTTTCTTCAAAGATCCCGCCGACCACACCGCGACGCTGCAATCGCTGGGGAATGCGCCCTCGGGCAGCACGGCCGTCCAGTTGCAGATCGTCAGCACGGCCGATGGCGTCTCCTACACCCGCACGAATTTTCAGGCGTACCCCGGCCTGACTGTGTACCAGAACGGCATTGAGAAGGCGGGCACCTACGACGACACGACCAACACGTTCACGCCCACCACAGCGTGGACGGAGGGGCAGGCATTGACGTGGAGCGGCACGTTTCGCGTGCCGGTGCGGTTCACCACGGATTGGCTGCCGTTTTCGATTGACAACCGCCGTGGCGACGACTTCGCCATGAACGGCTCGGTCGAAATTTGCGAAATCTCGCTGGACGAGCTGACGGAATGAGCAAGACGATTCCGGCCGCGCTGGTCACCCACAAGGCCAAGTCGTCCACCACGCTCACCGATCTCTTGCGCGTTGGCCCGCTGGACGACGGCACGTATCGCGGCTTCACCCTGCTGGATGCGGATGTCACCTACGACGGCCTGACGTACAAGGCCCGCACGGGCATGGAGATGTCGGCCCTGCAATCCTCGGCCGATCTCGGCGTGGACAACGCGGAGGCCAACACGCTCTACCCGGTCGCCGGGTTCGAGCTGGAAGGCTTCACCGACACGCAGATCGACGCGGGCGCGCTCGACAAGGTTGCGTTCGTCGTCTACCGGGTCAACTACAACAGCCTCGGCGACGGCCACGAAGTCATCGCAGGCGGCACGATCGGCGAGGTGCGGCGCAAGGTCGGCGGCCTCACGGT